GCGAGTTCGCAGCACCCGCACGGTCCAACTCGATCGTAAAGCGGGTGCCCGCCGGGATCGTGGTGGTGCCGTTGTAGGTGATGGTGGCCGTGGTGTTGCCGAGGGAGACGGTGATGCTCTCCGGGCAGCTAAACACCTTGCCCAGCACCGACAGGCGGTGACGGGCGCCAATGACGAAATCGCCACGGGTAAAGCCGGTCGGATAAGACACCGCGATGGTGCCGCCAGTGGCGACAGCGGCCGAAGTCAGGCCGGTGACGGTTACAACGCTCATTGCATTTCTCCTTCTTTCGAGCGTTAGGCGGCTTCGTAGACGCCGTGGCAGTTGAGCTGATCTGCAACGAGGCCACCCGTCCAGGTGAGGCCGCGATACAGGACGTACTTCTCAGGCGGGCGAGCCGGCGCATGCTGCTTCCAGTCTTCGCCTTCCATCCCATCAAGGTAGAGATGGCTGGGGTCGAGGAAGTAGCAGAAGTTGGTGTAGCCGAGGTCGTCCAGCGTCGGGTCGTAGGTGAATGCACCCACGCCGCGCATCGAGATCTGCGCCATGCCGATGTCGGTCTTGCCGGTGTTGGCAAAGCCCTCCATCGTGTAGGTGCCCTTCTCGTGGATTTCGGCTTCGAGCTTCTCGATAAAGCCCGCACCAGCCAGCAGCAGCGACGGCTTACCGCCGAAGCGGCGAAGCTGACGCACTTCCTGACGCAGGCGCTTGGTGAGCGTCTGGTTGGCCGGCGACGAAGTGATCTTCGGGCCGGTGTTGTTCGTCGAGGAAAGCGAGCCCACGAACGCGCGGTTGCGCCACCAGGTATTGCCGGCACGGTCGATGCCGCCGCTGAAGCCCGAGTTGGGAGCCAGCGAAACGATCGACTGTACGCCCGCAAAAACCTTCGACGACTGCGTACCGTCGCGCCAGAGGATTTCGTTGTACGAACGCGCCGAACCTTCGGCCATGTCGTCAAGCTTGTCTTCGAGCAGGTTGGTGATCGCGGTCATCTCGCGGTCGGTGTGGTTGGTCGTGCTGTCGCCGTTGAGGCTGTCGACCACGGAAATCCCGTCGGCCTTCAGTTCAGTCAGCGTCATCGCAATACCGGCGTGAAGTTCCTTCCACGGGTAGTTCACCTGCTTGAGGTTCGCCGGGTTCACGTAGGACACGGTGTCGTCGTGGCTGTAGCCCTGAAACGCCGTGCTGTATTCGCCCTTGACGTTGCGGCGAATGTCCGACTTGCCACCGGGGAAAGTCTTCTGCGCCTTCTTCATGGCGTCGTAGAGCGGGCGAGCCTGAATGGACTGCGCCATCGCCGGGCCCTTGATGTAGAAATCGAGCGCTGCGCTCGCAATGTTGTCGAGTTCCTGTGCGGTAAACGGCATTGAAGCCTCCTGTCACTAGCGGTTGATGGCGGTTCGGATGGCTTCCCCAAGCGTCTTGGGTGCCGTCGAAACGCGCGCGGACAATCCGGTTGGGCTGGGAGCGATCGGCCTTGGCCGGGGTATGAGCGCCTTCAGTTGCTCATTGACCGCGGTGTAGGCGTTCTCAGCAAGAGTGCGGGCTTCATCCGGCGTCTGCGGCATGGTGCCGTTCTGCTGAATCAGCGCGCGAACCTGCGTTTCCACCAGCTTCGCCTTCTTTGTGGCGTAGTCAGGATCCTTGGCCTTGATGCCGTCTTCCCAAGACTGGATCGCAAAAGCGACTTCAGTTCGGGTCTTCTGCTCCGCATCAGCCTGGCGCTCTGCCTCGGACTTCTGAAGATCCTGCGAGCGCAGGTTGTCCAGATTGCGCGCCTTCGCGCGCTCCTTGGCGAGTTCCTTGGCGACATCCTCATCGACGTACCCATCTTCGACCTTCTGGCGAAGGTCATCCGGCAGGTGGTTGCCGAGCATCTCGTCAAAGACCGTCAGGCGTTCCGCGAACCAGCCCCGCGCTTGCTCTGCTGCGCCAAGGTCGCCCATCGTGGCTTTCTTGATCAAAGCCATGACATCGAACCCGACGGCTACCTCGTCCCCGGTCAGGTTGGAGGTTTGCATGAAGTCCTGCATCGAATGATAGGCGTCGGCGTCTGCCTTGAACCTATCCCGTTCGGCCTTCATCTGCTGCCAGCGAGGGTGTTTGTGGAACGGCACTTCAGCGTCGGGATCATCCTCGCCTTCGGCTGCCGCCTCGGGGTCGGTTTCTGCCTTCGCCTCGGGAGTGGACGGCTCTCCCTCGGGCTCCTCCTTCTTCTCGACAACGCGGCGAACCACCTCACCGAGATCCGCAGGGCCCGCCTGCTTAGCGTCCGTTTCGTCCGCGCTGGACGACTGCGCGGGGTTAGCGTCCGTGGTCGCCTCAATCGTATCCGCCGGGGCGGGGGTATTGAGGTCTTCAATGTCCGCGACGGGCGAGGTCGCGGTATCCGTTGCTACGGCCATTTTAGCGCCTTTCTGTGGCTCATGTTACTCTTGTTGGCTGCCAAAATCAACATCATCGCATTTGGTTTGGCTGCGGCCCCATGTTGAACGCAGGCTTGGCAGTTCCGCCCGGCTCCTGCGGCCGCTGCTTGTTGGCTCCCTCGTCTCCTTGGTTGGTCGGCTCCGTTGCAGGATTGCCGGTTGGCGCCTGCATCATGTGGTTTTGCGCCATGATTGAGGGCAGGCCCTCGACGTAGGCATCCTCAAGGTCGGTGTCGTCGTCAGCGATCTTGATCGCGCGCTCGGCCAGCCATGCCGGCGACACGCCGGGGAGTTGGACCAAGAGCGGGTACATGCGCTCGAATGTCGCGGCATCCTGCGCCTGGTTGGGCCGTCCGCTGGATCCGGCCTTGATTTCGAGACTGATCTCTTCCAGCATTTCCAGCCGCGAAAGCTCCGGCCACATCGCGCCTGGACCGGCAATCCGCATCACCGTCTCGCCTGACAGGTTCATCAGCAAAATCTGCCCAGCCGCGCGCATGACGTTCGACAGCACGCCGTCCATGTCGTCGCTGTCCAGCCCGATCGAGCCCTGCATGGACTGCGCCGCAATGCTGCTTTCAGTCGCTGTGCCGTTGGCCGTGCCACCGATCATCGCCTGCTGCACGCCCACAATCCGGGCCGCGTCGTTGAACAGCCCTTCCGTCTCGTAGAGGTTGGGATCAACGCCGATCTTCTGTACCGGCGCGATCAGGTCCGTCACCTTCACCCCGTCGCGCAACGCCTTGACAATGATGACATCGTGCGCCGCATGCTCGGCAAGCGATTTCTGCTCGCCCTCGTCAAACTGCCCTTCCGGCGCCAGATACAGCGGCCGATTGGCAATGCGATGCTGCCGCATAGCCTCCTTGGCGCGGTTGTATTCCTTCTGGACGTGCTTCAGCAATTCCACATCCGACTTCGGGAACAGTTCCTCTTCGTTCTCAACCTCGTTGAACACGATCGGCCAGATCGGGAAAAACTGCTCAACTTGCACGTCAGGCGTCGCCGGCTCCTTCAGGAAATCGGGGTAGCCGTCGCAAATCACGTACTCCAGACCGACATCGCGGTCGAAGATGTGCCATACGCACGCCAGCCCCTTGCCGCGCTCCTTGTAGCGCGCGCGCGTCCCGCCCCACGGCTTGCCGGCCTCCTGTTTGTAGGACGCATAGTTCTGCCCGAGGTCGATCCCGTAGACCTCCTTCACCCGATCGGGCGACAGGATTACTTCCTTGGCGATCCATGGCGCACCCACCCAGCCGACGAGCTTGATCGCTTCCGGCGATGGAATAATGCGCGTCGACTGCGGAAACTGCCAGATCAGGCCCTCACGAATGATTGACTCCGGCTCGTTCTGGATAGCCTGAATTGCAAGCCGCAGCTCTTCCGCTTCCGCCGAATTGGGGTCGGTCTTGTCGTCCTGAAGATCAGCTTGCAGCCGACCGATCACGGCCAGGCGCTCGGTCATGTCGGCAATGCGTGCCGTCTGGTCGTCAGACAAATCCATCGCGCGCTGAAAGCCCAGCTCGATATAGCCCACGCCGGTCGTGCGCGCACGGCGCACCATCTGCTTCATCTGCGTTTTGAAGTCGGGAACCTGCTCGTCCATGTAGTATTCGAGCAAGGCCACCAGCGTCTCGCCCACCTTGTCAATCAGACGCAGGCGTTCCGAGTTCTGCTGTACATCCTGAAGCAACGCGATTGCGTTTGGATCCGGCTGCCACATCTCTGCCCCCGGCGCGGGCATACTTTGCCCCGTCACCGGATCGACCACCTGCGGCGGCTGCATGGCAGCCATCGCCGCCTGAAGGCTTTCAGGCTTTCCGTCCCAGAGCTGGTAGTTCAGCCGTTTGCGCCGCTTCGCCACCACCTTCGGGTTCTTGGCGTAAAGGCTCGCCACCTCCTGCTTGATGATGCGCTGCACGAAGTTCGCGACGTAGCGGTCGTCATCTTCCCCCTGCCCCGGCCACTGCTTGCCAGACACGAAGTCCATGTTGCTGCGCATGCGCTTGAAGTCGCGCTCCCAGTGCTTCTTCGCCTCCTTGACGCGCTTGTTCCACTCGTCGACGAGGGCCTTGCGGCTGTCCGGCACCTGCCCAGGCTCACGCACCATCGCGCTCTTGACCACATCACCCATGGTCTGCGCCGCGGCGGGGTCGTTCTGCATCATCTCGTCCATCACATGCCCCTCAAACTCTGAAGCGCTCGCGTTTGGCGAGCGCGGAACCGCGCGTCATGCTTGACCCAGCCCAACGTCCCGACAGCGGGGCCTTTTCTGTCTGTAGAAGGAGCTGGGGCGGCGTTGATCTGCCGCTCCAAACCAAGCCCCACATGGGCGAGCGTGTCGACAAAATCGTCGTGCCGAGCCTGCGGGAACTTCAGCAATTCCTGCTTCGCGTCCTCGTACCAAGGTTCGAACATAGGCAGTCGAACGAAGCCCATCGCCATACGCCCCTGAATGGACTGCGCGCGCGTCACCTTGTCTTTCGACGGCACCTGCTCCACGACATTCACGAAGCACTTTTCTTCGGCCATGCGCTTGTAGAGAAACGGCCCGATCGACTTGGAGATGTGACCGCTTTCCGCCCACCACACGAGCGGCTTCCAGCGCTTCATCAGTGCGATCATGGCGTCAACCACCACGTCCGTCCGCGCGCGGCGCCACCACACGTCCAGCACCCAGATGTTCGATTTCTCGTCAATCCCGACAACCATCAGGCACGTCTTGTCATGCTCCTGCTTGGTGCCGACGGCGTGATCCGAAGCCGCGTAGACGCGCAGGCGCTCGCGCGGCGGCGCGTCCCCGGCGCGGTAGCCCTTGATCATGTGTGCCTGAAAAAAGTCACCATCTTCCGGCGTCGGCTTCTGCTGATACAGTGCCGAAAAACCACGCGGGTTGGCCCGTTTGAACGCCAGAAGGTAATCAAGCCCGAATCGTTCGGGCCACAGCGGTGCGCCCGGCTCGCGGCCAAGAATGTCGCCTTCGTCTGCGATCGCCGGGATGTTGATAATCTCCCAGCGCTCCGCTTCCTCGACATCGTAATGCGGATTCGTCGGGTCCGTCAGCCGGCCAACCAGGTCATCCTCGTGCCAGCGGGTCTGAATGACGATCATGGCCCCGGTGTCGGACATGAAGCGCGACTTGATGTCGTTCTGGAACCACTCCCAAAGCTGCTCCCTGATCGTCTCCGAGCGCGCTTCCTCGCTGTTCTTGATCGGGTCGTCGATGATGATCAAATCGGCGCCGCGCCCGGTGATCGTGCCGCCGCGACCCAGAAAGAACAGCGCGCCACCATCTTCCGTTTCCAGCCGATCGGCCGCTTTTGAGCCTGCCTTAAGCGTGCAGCCGGGGAACACCTGCCGATAGGCTGGGCCCATCATAATCCCGCGCACCGCCTTGCCGAAATCCTCTGCAAAGGTCTGGTTGTAGGTGCAGACCGCGACGTAGCGATACGGATCCCGGCCGATGTACCAGGCCGGAAAACGCTTGGAGGAAAGCTCCGACTTGCCGTGGCGTGGGGGAAACGTGATGATTAGCCGAAGCCGCTTTCCGGCCTCAACGTCCTCCAGCGCCTTTGCCAGCGCGCGGTGAAAATACTGCGCCTGATACCGCGTCAGCTCGGCGTCATCCGGCTGCTCTTTGTCAGGCATGGTGAACTCAGTGAACCCGATCAGGCTGTCACGCGCCTGGCGCGCTTTCAGCAAGCGCACAGCCGCCATGCGCTGCTGTAGCAGTGCTGCGTGCTGGGCAGCGCGCTCCTGTTCCGCCTTTTGCTCTGGCGTCAGTTTCTCAGAGGCGCGCGGCCGGCCTGCCATCAGCGCGCCACGCGCCGTTCGCGCGCCTGTTCAGTCAGCGCCGCCACGTTGGCATCAATTCGCGCGCTGGTGATGCGGATTTCCTCAACCTTGGTCACAATCCGGTCTTGCTGGACTTCAAGCCCGCCAATCCGCCGGTCATGATCGTTCAAGCGTTGAACCTCAACACCGGCAATGTAGGTGCCCTGCAATAGGGACAGCCCCAAAGCTGCCGCTGCAATCCATTCTGCACGGGTCAAGGCTCCCCCCTCTTTTGCTGGTTCATTCCCGCGCCCAATGTCGCGGATAAGGTCGGTGTGCGTGGTCATGGCTAGAATTTCATCGCCATGTCGGCGGCAAACTGTGCGGCCCATCCCAAGCTGTCGCCCCGGCTGTAACCAGACGGCGAAGGGTGCGTCATGTCGTTGGTCCAGTTGTTGCGGATGACCCAGGTGCAGCTTGTTGAGGGCGTCACCGCCATGGAGTTGAACGACAGCACGCCCGCTGCGGTGTTACCCAGAATGCAGGAAGCCTGCCCGACTGCGGTAGGCGTGACCGGATCGGTCGTGATGACGATGGAGTTGCCCCGGTACTGGTCTTGCGTCATCGCAACGCCGGTCGTAATGGTGTTGGCGGTCGTCGCCGAAGGGCTGCTACCCGTAGTGATATTTGACGCGGGGTTAATTGCCCACCACTGCCCGCCAAGCGTGATCGTGCCGGAGCCGTTGGCCTCGAAGAGAGCCGCCACGTCCACGATGGCAAGCCGGTTGGTCGCTGCGCCAAAGTTAGCGGCCTCGTAATCCGCAAAGACGGTCTGAATACCCGGCATTCCGGTATAGCTTGCCGTCACGCTCGCGCCGTTGGCGGGCGGCGTCGTGAACTGCACGCCACTTACCCAAGACACACCGTTGATCGTCGTCACGCCCTGGTAGGTGTAATCGGTGCCCGCCGTGAGCGCGACACCGGCCACCCGGATAACCTCGGTGCCCTGCACGAACGGGAAGGCGGTGGAAAAGTAGATTGCCGAGCCGTCGCCGCCCGAAAAGAAGTTGGCGCTGGACGTGACCGTACCCGACGAATTGCGGAACATGGCTTCGCTGGTGATTGTCTGGTTGCCCGTTGCCGAGGAACGCAGAACGTTGTTGTATTGCGTCCGGTTGCCGGGGAACAGGAGAGAGCCGCCCGAATAGGGCATGGTCTGGTTGGCGACCGTCAGGCCGCCGTCGCTGCTGGCCGTCCGGGGTAGAACCGTGGTTGTGCGCGCGAACCGACCGGCCGAGGTAAAGGTTGATGCGAGCTGGCAAAGGTAGGAGATACAGGCCGACGCATAGGTGCCGCCGCTTATGTCGTTCGTCGCAAGGTCGAAATAGATATGGGTCGCCAGCATGGCCTTCTGGTTTGCGTCATAGCCGAACTGACTGACCGCCTGCGCGAAGGTCTGCGAGGGCACCGCAACGCGGACCTGTCCACACGCCGGAGTGACCGTGGGATCATAGACGAGGTTGCCAGCCTGCCCGCAAGCAAGGCGATAGAGCCAACCGCCCTCGGTGCTTTGGGTGAAGTCGTCCCCGGTGCCCCGGCAGATTGAATGGCCCACTACGCCGATGGATGGCCGTACAATCCCGTCCGCAGCCTTGGCGAGGATCACGAACGGGCCGAGCGCGGCTGTCGTTGTCGCAGCCGCCGCCGACCAGCCAAACTCGGCAACGTCGCGCGAGGTGCTAAACGCTTCGCCATTGTTGCAAGACTGCGTGGCCGTGCCGCCGCCAACATAGGCCCCTGTGCCCATTTGAACGGTGTTCGGCGTGGCTTGACGCATCATATTGGAGAAGCCGGTGCCGGTCAGGTTGGGCAGCGCGCTGATCGTCTGGTTGACGCCCATCTGCTGATCGCCGCTGCCCGTGTAGTAAAGCTGCGCGGTCGAAGCCGCGCCCGCAATGGACACATACGAGCGCCATGCCACCGCGCCGGGGTACGACGCCGCCGAAGGTGCAGTGACGAGGATCGCAAGATTGCTACTTGCCGTGGTGACGGACGAACCAGCGGAAACCGGGGATTCCATTCCGTCGCCGTAAACAATCGACACGCCGACATAGTAGGTGCCCGCCGGAACGGTGGTGCCTGCCGTGGCGGCAACGGTTGGCGCGGACGGGATCGGCGCGGAAATAGCGCAGCACGACACGTTGACGTAGCCAACCGTTGAAGCCTTGAAGTAGCCGCGAACGGGATCGGAAAAGTTGTAGGCGAGCGGGTCGAGCCGCAGCCGGTCGTTGCCCTTGAACCGCGCCTTGATCTTGGGCGAAGCGGAGTTTGGGGCCGCCGTGGAGATGTTCGCCGCCGCGATGCCGGTCGGCTCGATGGACGCTTTCCAATTGATCTGGTTTGACGGCGGAAGCACGGCTGAAGCAACAAAGCTGCCGTTGGCATAGTAGCCGTTTTCAAGGCCGATGATCAATTCGGAAACCGCATAGGCCGGGAACTTGAACTCGAGACGCGCGCCGAAAATGTTGGTGGCGTTGGTCCCGGTCCGCGCCGCCGTGGTTTGAACCGGCTTGTGCGAGATTACGCTGTAACCCGCAAAACGGTTGGCCGCGCGGGCCGTGTTCACCGCGCCATTTGCTTGAATGCGGGCGAAAGCATCAGTCGACATGTCAGCCTCCCACGCGGATAGTGACAGTCGCGCCCGAGCCGGAAGTCAGCTTTAGATAGCCATTTCCCGGAAGCCGATAGATGCCCGCCGTTGTGATTGAGGACAGCGCGTTGCCGTCCTTGTCGTAGGCGTTGCAGTTGACGAAGTTCGTGCCATCAAGCGAACGCTGCGGCGTGTAGGCCGAGAACGTGCCGGTAAGCTGTACCTCTACGTCAGAGTAGGCGCGCGCGTCATAGCTGGTCGAAGGGCTGGCCCAAGTCGCTGGGTAAATCCCAGACGGAACTGTCGAGATAGAACCCGAAACTGGCTGCACGCCACGCCCTGAAGGGAGCTGCGTTGCCAGTGGCGGGGCATAATCCGAAAGAGGCATCGCTTACACTCCTTGCAACGGATCAAGAGAAAAGCGCCATGCCGTGTCCTTCGCGCCGCGGCGAAACGTCACAAGCACACCGGGCAAATTTGCCGACATCGTGGCCGCGCCCGCAATGGTCGCGCCATTTCCA